CTAGATATTTACTTGTCTATATGAACAATCAGAAGTTGTACTTGACGCCCAACTTACCACCAACACCGAAGTCATCATCGTCTTCTGCAGTCAGGAAGGACATCTCACCGTAGACGCCAACAGCGTCAGAGACGGGGATGCCAACGCCTGCTTTACCAGAGAACTGAGTGTCAGTCTCTTGTCCGTCAACAGCGACGATTGCAGGGCCGCCCTGAACGTAATAAGAAGCAGCACCAGCAGTGCCTTCGTAGCCTACGTGAAGATCTGTCGTGGCAGAAGTGTAATCATCGCCAACCCAACCAGCATTGGTTTCTACGTTGACGTAAGGGCCTGCAAGGGCAGCGCCTGCGGAAGTGAACAGAGCAGCAGTGGCTGCGAATACAGATTTAAACATTTAAAAATACCTTTTAGTTACTTGCGGAATGGTTACCCGCAGATGAATGAGACATCGACTAGTCTCGTGTTATGAATGCCCCTTGTTACTTTAATTACTGAAAGACAAAAGGTTAAGTATTTATACTACTAGAAGTCTTGTAGTATGTCAACTAGGTGGGGGTTTCCGCATCTTGTGCTTCTTGTGCAGATTGTGCGGCGGAGTTTTCTGTAATCCTACCTAAGTAAGGATCATAATCCATTTGTTCACGAATATTCATTCGAGCGCCATTAGTAATCCAATATTCTGATTGTGCTTTGTAGTTACCTACATGAAAAGCGCCAACATGTTCAGGATGAATACTAGAACCCAAATCTGTCTTAAAAAGAAACAGTGGAATTGAATACGTGTTACCTGAATTGTAGATTAGATCATCTGCAACAGGACGCGGTTTAACCCCATTATCGAGTTTATATTTTTCTCCGCGCACATGGAAGTCTATCAGTTTTTGTGCGTGGCGTCTAGTGATCATGTAGCAAGCGGTAGAGAAATCGTTTACAAACCGCTTGTGAATTTTAACATGAATATCACCAGTACAAATAATCGCAAGTTGAATTACATCCCAATCATATGGAGCATACGCAGCAAAGTCTTCCCAAGTAAAGTTCCAACAATTGACTGTTTCAAGACTACAATCATCCTCCATGATAATAGCATAAGGACTATCAGAGGTTTCTAGAAAACGTCTGAGTGCCTTCAGGTGAGACGTTGTGCAACCTATCTCACCTGATGTCATCATGTCAGGGTATGCCCCTTTAATGACGTGTCCAAGATCATCTTCCCTACCATCGTATGCAGAGATACGTTCATAGTTATCAATCTCCCAATACTTGAATTGATCCTCCATATACTGACGCCTATCAGTTTGATCATCAAGGTTCAGATAATAGATAGGGCCAAAGTTTCGCATCTTGAATGCGGACTTATTTTTATCAGCAGTGGCAAAAGTCATCAGATCTCAACTTTAAATACGTCTTCTTTAGGTTCTCCAAACTTTACTCTATCATAATATTGATCATATAGAGTATCTTTGACACGATTCAAGATAGTTTCGTTATCATTGATGTAAACTGTATACCCCTGTTCTAAAAGAGACTTACACAGTTTAAACTGTTGACTCTCAGTCAAGATATCAGTTCCTTTTTTATATGCAACATAATCAAAGTAGAAAGGATGATTCTCATGGTTCTTACAAATAAGCAAGTCCAGTAAGAATTGATTATGAGTATCGTTGAAGCTATCAGTTGTAGATCCTAAGTTGTATTCAACACCTAGACTCTTTGCATAGGCAGCGAAAGCACGATTATCTCTAGGAAGACAAGGGCCACCGAAACCATATCCAAACTTCAGATACTTATTACCCACTCGACTGTCTGCACCAATAGCACTAAGCACAGTATCAATCTCATCCTCCATGCCGTCTAGAGTCAGCACCTGCCCCATCATGTTAGCGTAACTGATCTTAGTTGTAAGATAGCAGTTCGTGGCGATCTTAACTACTTCAGCAGCAGTTCTAGACATCAAACTAATATGAGGAGGAGTTACTTGAATTTTATGATACAATTCGGACAATGAATTATATGTTTTACTCCATTTTCCGCCAATCAAAACCATGTCAGCGTTCTGCAGATCTTTAATAATAGATCCTTGAGCAATGAACTCAGGATTATAGAAAGTCTCCCATCCAACTGATTCTAGTTTTTCTTGGAACATCTCACAATCACCAGGATTAGTAGTGCATCCAACGATAAAATTCTTGTTCTTTACACCAGATTTAGTGATATCATCAACTACTCTCCACACAGCACTAACATCATAGTCACCGCTAGGTAAAGAAGGAGTTGATACCAACGTGTAGATGATATCACACTCTCTGATTACTTTTTGATTACTAGTTGTGGCAGAAAAATTCTGAGCACGACTCAGATATTCTTGAACCTCAGGTTCATTAGTATTGATCCTCTTTTCTGTAAGATTCGCGACATAATCTTCTCTGACATCAGAGACTAATACATCATATCCTGCCTGCTCACAAAGTAATGCGAAACAAATACCAAGTCGTCCCGCACCAATTACACCAATTTTCATAGTTTAAATGTAGGAATAGAGATCATTTTATGTTCGTTCTGACGGTGGAACTTTCCATACTGCTTAATAGCAGTCTTCTGTTGAGAGGTAAGTTCATTACCCATCCATTGATTAAGAGATTCTGGATTTTCATGATTGTTAAAGATTTTACTCTCCATCACCCACTCTAAATCCTCATAGGATGCACCAATCTGGGTTTCATCAGTTCTACTATCGTCCCACAGTCCATCTGTAGGAGCAGCATCGATAATACGCTGATCGACACAAAGGTGTCTACCAAGTTCCCTTACTTCAGTTTTGTATAAATCAGCAATGGGCGCAATATCAACACCACCGTCACCATATTTAGTGTAGAATCCGATACCATAATCTTCAACTTTGTTGCCAGTTCCAACGACAATACCGCCAACAGATCCTGCAACTTGATACAGAGTCACCATACGGAGACGTGATTTAGTATTAGCGTTGGCAAGGTTATTGGAAGTAAAAGTTCCTTTCTCACCACCATGTGCATCAGTCCACCAATCGATAGACTTCAACAACTGATCATATGTAGATGAAAGTTCAACATTTTGAACGTTAACATTATCATAGGTTTCTTTCAAAAATGTTGCGTGAGCATTAGAAAGAATTGTATTATCCATTTTTGATGCTAAAGGCATCGTCAATGCAAATGTGGGAATACCAGTCCTAGCACAAAGAGTAGAAACAACAGCAGAATCAATACCACCAGAGACACCGACAACCAATGCTTTGATGAAATTATTATCAGCGTATTCACGAATCCAAGAAACAATTCTAGATTCTAATTCAGAGTAATCTTTAATTTTATTCATAAAATAATCCAATCAGGGCAATAGAGATCCGTAGTGTCTTTATCTGCAAACGCAGTCCCGAACCAGTTTTTCGGAGCAATAACTTTTTTGTTAGGGTTTGACTGTAACCAGGCACCCCACCAACTCATACTACTATTAGCAATAATAGCATGAGAACACAAAGACATCAAGCATAAATCAGCATATGGTGTTAAAGAACCATCGGCATATTTATCCACAGGTTCAGAAATTAAGAATCGATCTCCAGAGAAAAACTCTTGCTCTTTCACCCAATCAATAGAATCAGAGAATACAAACACGGGTTGATTATCATCAAATTGTGCAAGAGCGTTTTCATAATATTCAATAGTCTGAGGTGGATGCATCGATGAACACTGAGTATAACTCCATTTAAATCCACGGGCATCCGTTAGATTAGGATCACCACGTCGAACATGAAGCATAATAGGTTCCTGATCCACATAAGGACTCATGATTTCTTTGCATGGCATCAAGTGTTCATCATGAAAAGTATACTCCCTCCTAATGATATCTTCTACATTCTTAAAGTATTTTTCAGATTGAAAAAATCCATGCAAACTAACGTTATCAAGACAACTTTTAACAAGATGTTCATCATAATGAAAATGTTTCTCTTGGTTAAACTCGCCCGTACCTAGCATACCTAGATGGTTATCATCAACATCCTCCATCCTAAAACAATAGTGAAGACTGTAGTTCTCTCCAGTCGAACTTACAGCATTATACGGAGGAATGCACCAGTCATATCCATGTGTTGCAGCAATACCACGCAGTGCTGCATACTCAAACATTTGATTACCTAGTCTTCCTAGATTTCCAAGATGATTAAACGCTAGCATATTTCTCTAGATACTTTTGATTAGAATAATACTCCATAAGATCCTTTTTGTCCATCCTACATATCTTTTCCCACTCATTCATATTATCATCCATGTGTGGATTGGTAAACCAGGAGTTATCACCTCTAGCATGTTCCAGATGATAAACAACATCATGGACTCTACCCACCTTATATCCAAGCGTAGTAAATCTAAAATATCTTTCCTTGTCTTCTGGAGCATAGGCACGGAAATTTTCATTCTCCATACCACCCTCAATATAAACACTACGTCTAAAAAATTGAGCCCATCCAAAGTCAGACGTATGGTTATTAGAAACTCTATCTAGAGCGTTGTAATCATTGCCATCAAGAAATTCTGAAACAGTTTTATCTTCAGCGTTCACCTGTCTCTGATACATTCCACTACCATAAGGATAAACCACATCATATGTTCCGTTTATAATATCTTCATAGGCAGTCACATAAGAGTTAATGGGTAGGATAACATCACAGTCATAGTTCACCACAATCTCTGTTTCTGCTTCCATTATCATTTCATTCAGAACTCTCTGACGATGAAATAGAGGTTCATCACTCTCTTCAAAAATATGATTGATATTCACATTATCAAAAAAACTTTCTAGTTGAGGAAGTGCTCTCTCTAGAAAAACAGAAGTCTTGTCAACTTCCTTAATAAGGATATTAGTATTGAAGTTGTTCAAAAGAAATGCAACTGAAGTAATTACATTCCTAAGTCTATCCTCCGATTCAATACGGATAGGGATAATAAACGTCGCTTGTTTTAAATCAATCTTCATCTGGATACTTCCTGGTGTCAAAATATTCTGAGTGCTTCCTAACGATGTGTCCCAATTCTTGTTTATTTACCAACCAAGTTCTAGACGAATCAGAAATGGTAGCGTCATAGTAAACGTTAGCAGCACTCATTCTGCCGTCATGCTCTCTGTTTGCGATCAACACATCATCAAGCATCTTTGGCATACCATGAATCCAACGCATTCTGTGATACAGTTCGGTATCGATGAGAAGTTTCATCTTTCCATCCATACCCTCATAAACACCGTTGAGAAATGCAGTACATGATGGACTTCCAAGAAGGTTATCCCCTTCTATCATTCTAGGTGTCCACATAGGAGCACAATCTCTGTGAGTTTCTACACCATCTGTGGTGTGAGTGAATCCATGAATCAACCATTTAGCGCCATCTTGGAATGCATCAAAGATTTTTTGTAATGCATTATCATCAACAAACATGTCATCCTGATAGATTAGTTTGATGATTCTACCCTCTGCATTTTCAATCGCACAATCAGTATTTGGTGCCTGATATCCACGTCCATTAGGGTTTTTAATGTAGGTAATATCAAAATCATAATGACAATGACGACACCACTCCATGATCACATCGTCCACACTATGATCAGAGATTACAACATCAAAGTCTTGAAATGTTTGATGTGCAAGTGAGTCAAACAACTCTCCTAGAAACTCTACTCCCCTACCTTTATATTCGTAAGTGGGAATGCATACACTAATTTCAGACATCTAGATACTCCCAACGATCAACGTAAATATCTGTAGGATCTTCACCATCAGGGCCGAACCAAAGTTTAGGCCCAATCACATTATCATGTCCTGCGAGCCATGCTCCCCACCAAGAAAAGGTGGAGTTAGCCATGATGTTGTAGTTGCACATGGACATGAGGCACATATCATGTATGTTGTCACTCTCAGAGATAAAGAAACGATCAGATTCAAAGAATGAGTGTCCGAACGCCCACGATGGATCATCCGTGAATACAAACACAGGGATATCTTTCGGCAGTCGTCCAAGTGCTTCTTCATAATAAGAGATTGGTAGGACTGGATGGAAAGTTGGTTTGACGAGATGATCAGTTCGTCGTACATGGAGAGCGATTGCTTCGGTATATCCTTCATCAATTACAATTTCTTTCCAAATTTCTTTACAGAGTTTTTGAACTTCAGGTTTAAAAGTAAAGTCTTCACGAATCTCATTCGTGATGTCAACAAAATATTTCTCTGATTGAAAATATCCATAGAGATTTACATTGTGATCACAGTTTTCAAATAAATTAGAATCAAATCGAAAACTTGTTTCCTTCCGATAGGGTGCATTCAACACACCAATGTTCTTAGCACCTATCATATTAAATGCCATGAAGAGTTTGTGTTGATTCTCTTCATCAGTAAACTCATTGTCAGTTTTAGGCCCATCAGGAATGATGAAGTCAACCTCCTGATTATATGCAATACCTCTAGTTGCTGCATATTGAAACATCTGGTTACCAAACCTACCGTTCGTACCAATATGATTTTGTCCAATCATCCTAATTCAACTCCTGGGGGTAAGCGATAATGAAATCCAAATGGGGTAATGCCTTCTGCTTCAGGAACTCTGGTTTCTTGTGAGAACCTAACTGCGACATCAACAGGTGCATATTTACATCCCTGTTCTACAAAGATGTGACGATTATGAACACAGACATTACCATCTTCATGATAGTTTACCACACCTTCAGGCATCCAATAGAAGTCACTGTTGTTTGTTTCCCATGGTACTTCTACTTTAGTTGGAACCTCTAGAAACTTCTTACTTCGGAAAGAAAATCCACCGTTGCCAACTCTATGATGATTGCCAAAAGGATCGATGTATGCGTCCTCTACAAGCGCCCAGGGAGCACCAATATAATCATATTCTAACCAAGTATCATCCCACTTGTCAGGGAATAATACAAACCCATCTGGTTGAACGAGGAGACAATGAGAAGTGTCAACATGTTCATGCAGATGGTAGATTACATAATAGTTGTAATCATTATAGTTTTTAATATCACGAACAGAAGTTTCCATCGTGACACCTTCTTTCACAAGATCTGGATTTTTGTTAATCTGTTCTTGTGTGGTAATAAGTTTGACAGCACCATAATTAATGCCAGACATACTAGTAAAGACACCATTAAGAGTACCTGATAAATCATCTGTGGTGTCTACAGATATCAGAGTAACATCAGGTAGATTAATTTTTGGCATCATAAATCACCATCATAAATGTTTGATTTCTTTTTGTACTCATCCCATTCTACTCTACATTCATCTGGTGTAAAGAGTTTTCCTTCTCGATCCATATAATATGTTGGATAACTGTAAATGCTACATCCTAAACTCCACCATCCTTTTGAAAGGTTGTGATGAAACCAATACTTAGGTGCAATGCACATTTCTAAGTGATCAGATGTCCATAAAGGAAAGCAAGAGAATGTAGATGTTGTACAGATAACATTTCTAGCATTCTTAATAGCAACATAATCCCATGCCACGTCAACATGATATGCTGGAATATCTGGAAGCATATTTTTGGCAGTTTCAACATCATCAGTAACAATACAATATTCCATGTCAGGATTATATTCCGACATATGCTGCATTGCATTATACCAATAAGATGCTGGAACATAGGCACCAGCATTTCCAATCATGTCTCCACCACGGAAGTTCAATACACAAATATTTTTTCCATTGGTATCATGATGTTCGTGCATTATACGAATCTTTAACCAGTCTTTGACTAGATTAAGTTCATCATAAAAGTAATCTTCAGATTGAAAATTACCATAGATTATATGATTGTCAGGAATAGATAGTAAACCTTTATCAGTCAAACGGATATCAGTATGCAACCGTTTGTCAGTATGTAATGCATGTCTGTATTCATTATATCTAACAAGATTATCAGGAACCTCTTTACCATAATCAAGGTTCATAAAATAAAAACCTTTCTTATTAACTCTAGAGTCTCCTGCACTCTGAAGTCCTTTAATACCAAAATCATAACCCAGTCTACGGGCTAAGACTCTAGTTGTTACATATGCAAATAGTTGATTTCCAAGTCCTTGTCCATGCAAAAATTCAGTCGCTAACATATTCAGATGCCACTTTGCTGATATAATCAATCATCTTATTGGTGATTGTAGGCGAACATCCAAGGAAGAACACTAAGTCCAACACTTGGTTCGCGTTTGGATATTTATTCGCGTCATCAAGATGCGAATATCCAGGGTGAAGAAGAATGTTACCAGCAAAGTAATTTCTTGTTTGAACTTTATTATCTTCAAAATGTTTAACAAGAGAATGTTTCAGATTCTTATTTTCACAGAGAATCGGAACTCCAAACCAACTTGTCTCTGCATTTGGCATCTCATTCATCACGCGAATACCAGGAATACGCTCAACAATTTGATGGATCAACAATTTATTTTTGCGACGTTTTTCATGTATCTCTTCAAACTTGAGGAGTTGTACTGAACCAACTGCACCTTGCAAGTCAAGAGGTTTCAGGTTATACCCCATATTTCCAAAGACATACTTATGATCAACGATATCAGGATAATTTTCCAACCACTTATCAAATCGCCGTCCACATACACCATTAGACAACAGATTTTGTTGCCCTACACAATAGCACCCACGTCCCCACCAAGCAAAACTACGTGCCAAGTCAATAATTGCTTTGTTGTTAGAGGACACCATACCACCTTCAATAGTGCAAATATGATGTGCAGGATAGAAGGAGCATGATGCAGCTATAGCACGTTCTGTAAGATATTTTCCTTCATACTTACTACCAAGACTATCACAATTATCAGCAATTAATTCAATTTGATGTCTATCAAGAATGTCATAAAGAGCATTCATATTATATGGATTACCTAGAACAGGAGAAGAAAAAACTGCTCTTGTTTTATCAGTTATTCTTGCTTCAACTTGAGTCAAATCCCAATTAAGATCAGTCCAATCAATGTCAACAAAAACTGGTTTCAGTCCTGCCTGAACAATAGGAGCGACTGTTGTAGCAAACCCACAGGCACATACAATAATTTCGTCACCATCTGCCCAGTTGAAATATTTCTTCAATGCTGCAATCATTACTAGATTAGCAGATGAACCAGAGTTCACCATTACAGAATGTTTGAACCCAAACTTTCGCGAGAACTCATGCTCAAAACGATTTACCTTTTCACCAGAAGACAACCATTTACCCTTCATAATAGAGTAAATTAGTTCTCTCGCCTCACTATCATCCCAATAAGGCCCAGAGTAATAAATTGGTTTTCCTTCTTTCCAGTCTTTATTTGCCATGAATGGAAAGATGTCGTCATCCATCTCTTTCGCGGACTCAATAAAGGTATCAATCAGTTGGTACATAACTCTTTGATAATTTCAGTAATGCTAATATTGGGACTAAAACCTAACGCTCTCACCTTACTACAATCCAGACACATATCCTGACTGTAACCAATCTTGCTAAGAATATTAGAATCTGATTTAAGGAAGTGCTTAGCAGTTTTCATTATATCACATAATGACATCATCTGTCCACTTCCTATGTTATAGATGCTATCCAGTTCTCCTTTATTTAATACCAAATTTATACCTCTACAAACGTCATCTACATGCAATACATCACGATATATTTTACCTTCATTTACTAATGTTATATCTTCTCCCTTCTTGAGAAGACTTATCAAATAGGAAATAGCATTTTTCTTTGGAGATGCTTTTGGATCTGTGCCACCAACAACATTAGGCATACGAAGTATTCTATACTTCACACCATAGGTTCTACAGAAATCAATCAATAAATCTTCTGCACATTTCTTTGTAATAGAATAAAAACCTTTTGGATTGCACAACACATCTTCTCTAGCAGGAAGTTCACAGTCTCCATAAACAAACCAAGAAGAGATAAAATTAAAACAAATATCACTAGTGCGACAATTGTTTAGTACTTCGCAAAGAATGCGAAGATTAGTATCAACATCTAATGTAATATCAGTATGAATATTACTATTATCTACTGTTGAGATAAAATATAAAATTTCCTTGGTATAAGGAAATCTCTCTTCCCTAGGAATAATGACAGTATCATCATACATCTGACAATATCTTCCGCCAATATAACCTGCTCCATAAACACTCAACACTCTATCAAATCCTCAGTCCACATCATGTAAAGAAGTCTCTCAATCAAGTAAGACTCACCAGAGGTACTTTGAAACTCTTCAGGTGGTTCATAAGAAACATAAAACTGCAGTTGTTGATAGAATTTCTCACTAAATTTAAGAATATTTGCCTTAGGAACAACATAATTTCCTCCAGGTGCAAACCTATTATAAGGAAAATTAGGTGGGTTTACAAACAACTTGTTTAACATTTGAGGAAATGTTGCAAAGTGTCTAGTGTAAACTGTTTGATTTGTAACTGCTTCCCATGTAGGTTGAATGAATCCACCACCATTACATACAAAAGAAGTGGAGTCATGAAATCGTTCGATTGGGAGAAAATATTCCGCAGTAAGCGCACGGTAAAATCTCTCGCGAGTGGTGTAATACTCAGCACCACCACGTTCTTCAGGCCTCTGAAACATATTACCCTTAATAAAGATGCAAATATCAGGGAGATTATCATAATGATCTACAATATAGCGCATAATATCATAGATATTTTCACCTACATTTGGCGAACGAATACTTTTACCAAGATGACTCCAATCTTTTACATCATCACTCCTATCGTAAATGATAGTATTCTGTGGAGTGAATCCATAATCATGTGTGGATATTAACCACTCCAAGTCAGAATTGTGATTTGATACTACTAAGGTTTTTTCCATTTATCAAAGAAGTTGTTAATATCGAGAGAACTATAATCTGTTTTTTGAGTGTCGATGAATAGTTGATTGTTATCAATTAGAAATTGTTCTGTTACTTCAGAGTAATCATCAACCCAAAGAACTGGATAAGTTGCATATAACTGTTCAAGAAAAGGAGTTCTTTTCATCACAGGGACTCTTCCCATATAAACTGTTTCCCAGTTTCTATGGCAGTCAATGGCATTTCCCCTAGGACATAGGACAAACTTACACCCCCACATTCTATCAAGATAAGTTTGAAAGTCAACTCGTTCAGTCTCTACAATCGCCCATGGTTTGTCAATAAACTTTTCAGTTAAACCTTTTCTTTCTTCATGAGAGTTTTCATTGATACCGACATATAATAATCTAAACGATCTGGGTTCTTTCTCATTATTCATATAGGAGTGGAGAACTTCATTTCTATCATCACTCAAAGACATACGTCTCTGAACACCATATGGAGCAGGAATCACTCTTTGCCCAGACACGTTAGAGTTTGCAGCAACAACACGAACTACATTATCAGGTAAAGAATCAAAAATATGATCATCTAAAGGAGTATCCTCCAGATTTGTAAAGATGATAAACTTCATCTCAGGAAATTCTCCACACAATTTAAGCAGATCATTGTTCTCCATCATGGCATCCACGATAGGTTTATCACTCTCCTTTACTTCAACAATATCCCTTTTATATAAGCGAATATTATCTATAAAGAGAGTCATATAGTCTCTGCTTTTTTTAATTTCAAACACTTTAGATGCAAACTCTATGTTTATAAAATTTGCATCTTTCATAAAGTGTGTGTAAATATTACTCCACTGTCCAGATTGATCGCCAAATGAGTAATCACAAAGTCTAGACAGTGCTACACCTTCAATTAGTTCCATGGTTTAATAAACTCTGCGTACTTCTCTTGATTTTCTATAATGTATTCAGGGTAACTCTCATCAATGGGAACTGCTTCATATGTCATCCCTCTACCAATAGGATCAAGTCCTTGTTCTATCTTTTCTTTTGCGTTGTCAGTAATAGATGAGATATTATTCTCTGTATGTTCGTAGGAAGCAAGTTTCAGTTTAAAGTTTTCAGCGTTACCTAAGAAACTAAAGTGCCAACCACCATTAGTAATCTTATAAGCATTAGCATGATTTTGCCGATGCTGATCAATAGTGGTTTCTTTCAGGTGTTTCCAAGTACAAAGTCTCGTTCCCATCCAGTCACATTGATATAAGAAGTTCAGTTTGAAGTAATAAGCATTGCAAATAGTTGTGTAATGTTTACTAGGATCAAACCAGGATAGATCCTCAAGTACAAGAGGGTTGATAATTTCATCAGCATCACTAGTCATCACGATGTCACCATCTTCAGCACCAGCTTTCTCAATACCAAAACAACTTGCATTACGATTATAAACAGCACGTTGGAATCTGATGGGCAAATCAATAAAACGCTGTCCATATGGATCAAGTTCGCCATAACCAATATGAAACTTGCTCTTCTCCATCATGTGTGAGAAATCATTAGGGATCTCCTCTGTGATGTTATGAACAATTTTGTCATGCCATTTAGCAAATCTATCCTTATTTTCTTCATAATACAGTGGTTTTTCATTACCACTAACAGTATATGGAGACTCAGTTAGCACAAACTTGTCTACCACATCACCAAGAATGTTGAGACGCATCTCAAGCAGTTCGAGTTCATTAAAGAAAATAAAAGAGTCAAATACTTTCATAGTTTTATTTTAATAGCGTTGTTGTCAATGTCATGAATACGAAGGTTAAATGAAATTGTCATTCTCTTCTTAAAACTAAAGTTTCTTGATGAGTAATGAGGAATTTTATTTTCAAATAATGTAAGTTTACCTACCTCATTGACTGAGTGATAGGTTTCTGGATGGTTTATTTGATTGACTGGGTTAATAAAAACAGTCTCCGACTCCTTTACTTTAACACAAAAGTTGCCTCCAAGGTAGCACTTTGGGTTAACAGAGTGAATGTGAGGTGCAACTTTCTCACCAAAGTTTAATATGTTTATCCATCCATTAAGATAAACATATTCCGGTAAAGGAATATTGAGCAAATCACATAGGACACGATGTTGCTCAACAATTGCGTTTCTCAAAGCATATAGGTTCGCATTTTTAAATTTAAAGACATTATAAAGAGAATATCTTGCCATAATATTACTTCTTCCAAGTTTTGTATTGCCATCTGATACTTTATCTCTGATAAGAACGGGGTGCCATTTTATGATTTTCCTATGTTTTTCCATTAGAAAATCGAAAAGAAACTCATTATTAATATTATCCCATGTCTTTTCAATCAAATATATGTTCCATGTGGGGGCGAACGGAGTCTCTGGAGGATCACTTCTAAAATTGTGAACGTAGTATTCACATTCATCCCTTAACATAGAAGGTATCAAACCAATCCTTTCCTAATGTATAGAGCATCTCCCCAAGTTTGAGATCCGTGCCATCCAGTAGCAACACGATCAAATTCTACCAGATACTTGTCTATATCACCAATCATAGCGTTGTTTTCATAAACTTCTGCTTGATTCACCTCTGTGTAGATGTAATCGATATTCTCTAGAGTTTTTGTTCCTCCTTTCAGAACTTCAAGTTCGTATCCTTGAGTGTCCATATTCAGAAAATTGTAAGTATGATATTCCGGGATCTCATCATCGAGTGTAGAAATTTCTACATCAAGAGTTTCTGAGAAGATAACATCTGGAGACAACTCTAGATGCACTTTTGGTTTTAGAATTGAACCACAGAGTCCTGTAGGATCTGATGTCATTTCTGCTCTACCGACTCTATTCCCAAGAGCTTTGTTAACAAGTTTAGCAGGCAGTTCAACTTGATTTGCTCTTGCAGTGAGTTTTTCAAAACAGTGTTGTTGTGGTTCAAAGATGATGATATTTTCAATATCTTTCATCTTATAGTCCATCAATTCATCACCAATGTGTCCACCTACATGAATAACACCGCTGATATTGATATTGTATTGCTTAATGAGTGAGCTTAGAGAGAGTAACATTATTTCCAGTAATCGTAGATGTCTTTAGTAACTTCGTATTCCATAACCTTTACTTTTCTATTAGGTTGTTTCATCCCCCAGACAAACATATTTTCAACCAACTCTACAAGGTTTGTATTGTCCGTAAAGTTAAGCATTGACTTTGCTTTTGTATGATCACAATAAGCATGTTTCACTTCATGACGGGGTTCACCATGTTGAATAGGTACTTCATATCCATACTTTTTAGCAATACTCTGAACAGTATGTGCTACTTCATTAAGAGTGAAGTATTTGTCGGCTCCAATATTAAATACCTCACCATCAAATCCCGTCAGAAGTTTATCAAACGGTTCCATATAATATTTGATATCAGAGAAGGCGCGAGTTTGTTCACCATCTCCATAAACAAGGATAGGTTCTGAATTTAATGCTTTTCGGATAAAGATACCAATGACATTACGGTACTTGTCCCAAATATTCTGATAGATACCCAGAACATTGTGAGGACGAACGATATTATATCGAAGTCCAAACTGCTCATGAGCAAGTTTCAAATCACACTCTACCGCGTATTTTGCAATACCATATGGATCAACAGGTTGTGGGCGTTTATCTTCTGTAAATGGGGGCGTCTGTTCCCCATAGACAGCCATAGAAGAAGTGAAGATAATTTTCGTTCCGTAGGTGATACACTCATTGATCAAATTAGCGGAAACGATAAGATTATTACGATAGTTGTAATTACGAATAAAAGGAGAAAGTCCTTCAGCCGCATACGCCGCGAAATGAAGGAGGACATCAGGTTGATGCTCCTCAAAAAGTTCAGCAACTTTCTTTCTCCTCTCTAAGTTTAGTTTTACAAACGTAAACTTCTCCCCTTTAGGTACAAAAGCTTTGTACCCTCCAGAGAGATCATCAATACCTATTACTTCATGTCCTGAGTCAAGAAGGTGGCGAGCATAGTTTGAACCAAGCAAACCTGCACATCCAGTTACAAAAATTTTCATCTATAATCAATGATAAATTGTCTTTGCTCTTCAGTGTTAGCCCAACTGCAAGGAATGACAGGGATATAATCATCACCTAGTTCCATAACATGAACTTCAACATCTGTATTAAACAGCATAGTATAATTTAGGTGCTCAGTCAATAGCAAATCTGTAGTGAAAAGATTCTCAATATTGCTAGAACAGAGAGCGGCCGCCATAGCAAATGTACCAACACCTGATAATGCTAAATTTTTAGCAGACATAAGTGTTGCAAAATCTTCTTGAACTGAGGACGACTTTACCTGAACCTTATCAATTTTACGAAGTTCATGAACAATAGGATTCTTATCATCCGGTTCAGTAATAAGAATACATTTATCAAAACTCTCAATCAAATTAAGATAAAAGATTAGAGGATTAGGAACATAGTTAGTTGGCGGATCAAATATACGATGATAGTTGTCTCCGCTTCTCAAGTGCATGACAATAGTTTCATCGTCAAGTGCTTCTTTCTGAGGAATTTTAAGAAAAGGTGCTACGTATTCTTTACAGATACGACGCATATTAGCATAGATATAACTTCTTTCTACACCTGTTTCATTTTCTCCCTCACAAATTCCCTTTTCACAATGAACAAGGGGTTCCCACGAATAATATCTACCTTTCCCCGCCCACTGTGAAGTGTGCGACATATCTTGAAAATCGACTTTGAAATCGCTGATAACATCATGATCAAGTTTTTGTCTAAAAACAGACTTGTAACCTTCAGCAGCCATTAGGCAATTAGCAACCTGTTGGATGTTATTACCAAGTCTACCGCTCCAATGCGATACTTCAAATGTCATGGAGTAACTACTAGTTCATTTTGAATGTTAGCAATATCCTGATCCCAGTCAACGAAATTAGGATTTTCGCGATTAAAATGTAGATCATTCAACCAGTTACGATTCTCAAAAACTTCGTTCCAATCAATATTATCCTTAAACTTTTCAATACATTCAAGGTTTTTGAATTTGACGAAAGTCATTCCATAACTTTCTTTATGATGTTCAATCATAATATCATCATCTTCAAAATCATTGATATCACGGACACTAGTAGGAAGTCCAAAAAAGTCTGTAACTGCAACATCAGGGCGCTTCCAGAGTTTGCCACCAATAGTGTCTCCGTAAGTATCCTCTTGAACAACAGAATCCTGTCCTTGAGCACCTAACCAATGAGTGTCATGAAAAACAAGATAACCACCCTCTTTAAGATGTTCAACCCAAAAATACATTTCGGCTAAAACTTGCTCACGAGTGTGAATGGTATCAATAAAAATAATATCAAAAGGATCTTCGTCCCAGTTTTTTCCAAGAGTAACACTATCTGCTTGGTAACACATGTAGTTAGGTTTAACAAAACGAGATCCATTACTTTGGAAACCGTCAAACATCAAGTCACAACCGCATACTTGATTGGCATTTACATCTGCATCAATTGACATGATCGCAGATGATGCTCCAAGACGAACGCCCAAATCAATAAACCTTCCATTTTTGAAAGACTTTACAAGTTCGGCAAGAACCCAAGCATTAACACCAAGATCACAATGTGGTTCATTGATAAAGTTTCTAATTTCAGTAAGATTAGTAGCCATAGTTTTTTTTCATTTCATTGAACACTTTTCTAATACCTGTGTCGATGGTAGTTTTAGGAACCCACCAACCAAGGATATAATTGTTTGCCTCATTCCTTTTATCCATCTGAACACTATCTTTAGCAAGTCCAGAACTGATCTTTACATCATATTTTTCAATCAATCCAAAACAACCCTGGATGATATCAGCAATCTCTCTAACAGTATTAGAATGGAATGATGTAATGTGAAGTGGATCTTCTGGTTTGAAATCTGTGAAGTTCTCCATGATTGCTTCTAGTCCTTCACAGCAGTCCTCAGCATAGAGGAACTGACGCTCTTCAGTACCGTCAGTCATCATCTCAAATTGGCCCTCTTCAAACCCTTTATGGATGAAGTCAGTGATGACATGTGCCTTCTCATGATCCTTTTCAATACCATATACATTCCAGAACTTAACAGTCAGTCCTTTTAATGCAGCAGTATGAAGTTCGCCAACACGTTTCATCACACCATAAGGGGAGTAACTCATGTTACTCATCTGAGATGAAGCAAAGATAAATCTTTTCTTATGTTTTTCCAATAACTTGAAAGTGTTTGCCATCAAGCGAGTATTGTTATTGACAAACTCAAAAGTATGTTGGTACTTCTTTAGGTATCGTGAACCGCCAACATCAAAAGCAAGAAAGAATACAAAGTCAGCACTCTCAATTGACTTCTCTATGATAGTGCTTGGTGTCACTCTCAAATCATATTGAACACCATTTACAATATCAACATTAGTTACATGATGTCCTTTATTTTTTAAGTACTCAGACAGATATGCACCAATCTGTCCAGCAGATCCTAGGATTGTAATATTCATTTATTAGCAACCTGGGTAGCAATCCACTTATATGTTTTTCTAATTCCCTCTTCAAGTGTCTGAGAATAGTCCCATCCAAGTTTTTCGCGAATTAGATCATTATTAGAGTTACGTCCACGAACTCCAAGAGGCCCATCAATGTGATTTTTTTCCACATTTTTACCCGATACTCTAGCAGCAGTATTTACTAATTCATTAATAGTAACCATCTCCTCAGAACCAATATTAACAGGCCCAAGGAAGTCACTATCCATCAATCGTCGAGTCGCTTCAACGCATTCGTCAATGAACAAGAAGGAACGAGTTTGTAAGCCATCTCCCCACACCTCGATAGATCCACCGATCGATGAGAGTTCAGCGACTTTACGGCAGATTGCAGCTGGTGCCTTCTCTCTTCCACCGTCCCAGGTTCCTTCTGGCCCAAAAATATTGTGATACCTAGCAACCCGAACAGGAATACCATGGTTACGGTTGTAAGCAAAGTAAAGTCTTTCGCTAAAGAGTTTTTCCCAGCCGTACTCCGAATCAGGAGCAGCAGGGTACGCAGATTCTTCACGGCAATCAGGGTTATCAGGATCGAGTTGGTTATGCTCTGGATACATACATGCTGATCCAGAGTAGAAGATTTTAGTTTTATTATGTCCTGTCATTTCATTCAACTGACGTTGTTCTTCAAGAACATTCAGATTGATAGTGACAGAGTTGTGCATAATATCTGCATCATTCTCTCCAGTGAATACAAATCCTGCTCCACCCATATCAGCAGCAAACTGATAGATCTCATCAAAAGGTTCTGCAAACTTATCCGCAATATCTTTGTAGAAGTTACCAAGATATCCAGTGAAGCGTGTACACCGTTTAACGAACCTAGTATCCCTCAAATCACCAAGAACAAATTCATTTGCTCTAGTAGAGGTAAATTCTGGTTGCTTAAGATCGACTCCACGAACCCAATAACCTTCTTCGCGGAGTCTCTTTACCATATGACTTCCAATAAAGCCACCTGCACCAAGCACCAGTGCAGTTTTATTATATTCAGACATGATGAATGATTTTTACTTTATTATTATATCAGATACCTAGTTTATATGCGATCTTTTCAGAAAGTTCTGTGACACGCGCTTCAAGGGCAGCAAATTTTTCAGGATCTACTCCTCCACCACCACTATGAGAATGATTGGAGGTTTCTAGTGCTTGAAGTCTAGCTTCAACTTCGACATCATACTTCGACATCGCTGCACCAGTTGCAGACTTTGCTGCCGTTCCTTTTGTTGACATGGTTACAAATGAATACTGTTTGATTATTTAGTGTTGATTAAGTGAGAAATTTTGTGAGAGTGTTTTTCCCACAAAATTTCATAAAAATAATATATGATTGTATATCCTATGTTTAAGATAATAGAGGTTGCCAATGATCCTGTGACAATGTAAGCAAACAACATTGACAGGACTCTATATCCAAGTGATTTAGCAAGTCTCATATGAACAAACACGATCTCTAGTATAACAAGGTACTCCATCTGGATCTAACCATTTGGTGTACTCAAAGTCATCAATCGCAGTCAAGAGTTGCATTTGATTATCTAGAAGATACATATCACTATATCTCTTCGTCCAACTGTTTGCTTTCTGAATACGATAGTCTGGCATATCGTTGATCTCCAACGTACCACACTCAACATAACGATAGGGATAACGCTCTAATAAAACTTTCATGCTTCTACCGCTTCAAGATCGGCAGAAATTTGTTCCATCAAAATATCATAATCATCAAGGGCATCACCTGAAAATACGACGCCAGTGTTCTCATAATAACGACGAACCTTTTTAAGAAGTTTTGGATTCTTCACATCTAGAAAAATTTCTCCAATCGCCGCACTGCGAAGAATTTGAATGTCTTTCTTGAATTTGCTAGTCAGTGTCATTGTCGTGTGTGTTGACGAGTCAATTATAACTGACTTATGTATTCTTGTCAAGCGTCGGTGTCAAAATGAATGTTCCCGGATATGGAGATCCGATAGTCATCTGATGTATAGAAGGGGTAAACCGTATGACGAAGAGCGGATGGAAATATCACAATCATACCTTCACTTTCTTTCCTAAGATTCAACTCCATAGAATTATCTCCATAAATCGTTTTATAATGAAATTGAAACATAGAGGTTACATTTTTTACCGAGTTTGATCCAGTAGTCCTCAGTTCCTCCTCAAGATCATAAGGAATCTTCACCCAAATTACAAAACTAAAAACACCAGAGTGACTGTGGACAGGATTGAATTCATGTTTCTTTTGAAAGTTAACCCAGAGAGACTGAAGTTTATATTTTGATAAAGAAGAATTAACTTGTATGGAATCTGGGTACCGATATCTCTCGGTATATATCGTAATCATTTTGATACATAGATCCTTTAGGTTATAACCAATGGATGTCTCAAGTAAATGATTTAGACTGTATTCTTTTTCAATAATACCAGCCAAATGTTGGTTGTGTGGATTATTTGCTTTGTGTACCTCCTCTGATAAGGAGACGAAAAGATCTGAGGGAACTTCACTAAAAACGAGTCCTTGGGGATCAAAATCGTAATATTCCATAAATTAAGTTACAAAGTGCTTCCTGTGAGGATCGAACTCACCTTAGGCAAATTATGAGTTTGCTGCATTCACCAGATTGCTAAGGAAGCAAATAGGACTGCTGGGAATTGAACCCAGTTTACCCCGTTATAAGCAGAGAGCATTAACCAATATGCGACAGTCCCTCAAACTCTCCCAACTAAAGAGAGAACTCCATGAGAGTAGAATGCCAAAAGGATTCCACCTAGGGTAGCACTTATAATTGTAGCAGTTTTATTGTGTTTGTCAATTGCTTTATCAATCATTTCCTGGCACTGCTTCTGTGTGATGTAGTGCTCAGGTTTAATTTCCTTCATCCTGTGAGACATTTGGGAGATATTTCATTGGATCCGGTTGCCCCCCTACTATAGCACAAGCTCGTTTATAATAATAGTTGTCTGTTGTATTGTTTTCTTCAAACGTCTCTTTGATGATTGCCCAATTGGCGAATTCGTCTGGATGCATTTACTTGCATAGTGTAACAGCATGATACTATTTACGATTTTAAGTATCTCTTAATAATTACAATTTCATTTTTATGTCAAAAACAAAACAAGTTCTTACGTCAGATGTATCGTCAGATACAAAATGAGTGAGATCATGATCATGAATTACTGACATTCCATCTGATAGTTGTAAGTCAGTAAGTTGATCATTCTCACAAAATGTAAGGTTACACTCACCAGAAACATGGTAGTACAATATGACAACTATGATTTCATATCCCTCTTCAATATCCATGTAACCATGATCATGAGGATTGACTTTACATTGATTAAAAGTTCTATTGCACCAGGATCTCAAACACTCATGTCCTTTATAATCTTGTCCAAGATATTTTTTATATTTAATTAGAGTGTATTGCAACCACTCCTTCATGTATCCCTTTGAATCAATAATTTCAAACATGCGATCATCTGAACATGTCGTGATAGAAAACCCATCAGACATATCGCAATAAGGTTGCTCTAATGAAAATTTAAAAAGTTCTCTGTCAAGATGATTATTAAAAAGGACATCATTTTTTGCGATGCTAATATCCTTTTCAAAAACATAGATATTCATTTTACATCAAAGTCTAACCTACGTACCTTACGCTTTTTTCTTTCCTCTTGAAAAGCAAGATCTTGATTAGATAGAACTTTATTAGATTTTTTAATATCCAAATTAATCATAACAACTTTAGAGAGATCTATTGCGGAGACTTTATCTCCCCTTACTGTCATCATGTTTGGACACCCGCAAACTTGTGTCTTGGTATTACCAATAATTTCTTTGTTACATTCTTTGCATCTTACAGTAATCATTTGACATACATTGAATTCGACATGCTCGAAGAGGGGATCGAACCCCCGACAACTTGAATGTAAATCAAGTGTTCTACCTCTGAACTATTCGAGCGACTCCTCCACCTGGACTCGAACCAGGGACAGGGTGATTAACAGTCACCTGCTCTACCAACTGAGCTATAGAGGATTGTTGTACTCTTTTTTTGTTTTAAAGTAGAGTTTATAATATCTCTTCTTCATTTCATTAAGAGTATCCATATCATCTTGAAATCCCATGTATTTACATAATTGGGATGATCCTTCCAATTCACTAATCAATCTTAGTATATTGACAGGGTGTTTTTCAAGTCCTCCAAAATCATATTGAGACATAATAAAAACTTGGAGAAAGCGGAATACCAGAATCGAACTGGTGACGAAAGGTTGGAAACCTTTAGTTTTGCCTCTAAACTAATTCCGCGAGCGACTCAGGTAGGACTCGAACCTACGACCGACTGCTTAGAAGGCAGTTGCTCTATCCATCTGAGCTACTGAGTCAAATCTCGGATTCTTCTGTTTGATCCTCCAGTACAATATAATCCATTCCATCCATCTTGTCAAGATCAAACCACTCGTGCCATTCGTCCATCATAGCAAGTCTATCATGAACTTGTTCAATACTATCATTACAGTCCATAGTATCAATACGTTTGATTGCCCAGTTACGAGCTTGCATCACCACATCCGTTTCCATAGTAGTCTTTTCTAAAGTATCTGCTGAGGATGTTGGAATTATAGTATTTGGGGACTCCTGTGTCAAGGGACTCTGTAAGGACTCCGTTAATAAAAAGTTGTTTTGTTTCTTCGAAGTTTGTTTTGCCGCCTGTTTTATGTAAAGACAGGATAGTTCTACTAAAGTTCTGTCTACCCAATTTGTCAATGTCCGCTTTAAGTTCTGGACAAGACCCATAGTACTTTCTCCAATCAGATTCGGATTTTACTTTTCGTTTCTTTCCTTTAGGCGTTCTGTGCTTCCAAAAATACTTTCGCCCAATGTACTGTCGTTGGTTTGTGAGATTGGTAATGTTATAAACAAAACCGTAGTTGTCCCGAATAAGGCTACCATCAAAGGGAACACCCAAATAGATCCATGGATTCTCATAATCAATATCGATACTCATCAATAATGTTTAATACCTTATCGAGATATTTATGTGCCATATCTCGATCTCCTTGCCACACTGTCTTAGGTTCTTCGTATACATCATTCTTTAATTGAAGTATACGATTCTTCAACTCATCTTTCTTCAATTCATTCTTAGGCATAGGGGAAACTCATGTCCCCCTATTTAAGCACAGTTTAGAGTTGGAATCCACTGAATGTGTCCTTTTTCACATCTTGCTTGATTCCACCAACAACATAAGACTCAACCTCAGTCTCTTGTGGTGCCACCTGAAGTCCCTTAGAAGAGATCCAGTGCTGCGTCCAGGGCAGTGGATTGGCAGATGCTGCAATATCATACACTGGTTTCAATCCAATACCCTTTAAACGACGATTAGCAATCCACTCAACATACTGTTGGAGTAGTTTATCATTCAAACCAATCATAGATCCATCCTTGAACAGATAGTCTGCCCAACGCTTCTCTTCGTTCACAGCACGATCAAATGCCTTGTAAGTCCACTCTTCTTCCTCTTTCATAATCTGTGCCATTTCAGGATCATCACCTTTCTTCCACTTATTCAGAATGTTTTGGGTGATGGCAAGGTGTTGATTTTCGTCTCTTGCAATGAGGGAGATGATCTTGGCGGATCCCTCCATAAGTTTGAGTTCACCGAACGCGAAACTACAAGCAAAAGAAACATAAAAACGAATACCTTCCAATATATTGACATTGGCAACTGCTTTATAAAGTTTTCGTTTAAGTTCGTACTTCCCTTCTAGCGCATATGGAACTTGCTCTAATGCATGTTGCCAATCGTTAGAATTATCATACTGATGAGCACTCTGAATAAAGTTATCATATGCCTCTGTAACGCTACTAGCACGTTCTAGAATGCGATCATCAGTGACAATCTTATCAAATACCTCTGAAGGATCTGCATAGATGTTCTTGATGATGTAGGTATAGGAGCGACTATGGATCATCTCCATAAATCCCCAGACTTCCATACATGCTTCCAGTTCAGGTAAGGAACAGTAAGGAATGAATGCCATTCCAGGTCCTCTACCTTGAATAGAGTCAAGCATGATCTGATACTTCAGATTAGAAGTATAGATGTGTTTTTGTTCTGGACGTAGTAGTTGATAGTCACCACGATCCTTTTGTAGGGATACTTCTTCGGGACGCCAAAAAAATCCAAGTTGTTGAGTAGTTAACTTATCAAATATAGGATATTTGTAAGAATCATACCTCTGAATACCCAGAGGTTTACCAAAGAACATTGGTTGTTTTTTGGTATCTACTTGTTCTGTATTAAAGACAGTCATTCCTTGAACATCTGTCTTTGAATTTTGTACCGATGAAACCTTAAACTGCACAGGATTCACACTCTCCCTCCTCGGATTGTTCTAATTCGTCTAATATACTATTCAGTTTTTCTTTGTCTTCCTCTACTTCGTCAGACTTCATATCGTATGTGTTCTGGTAGTAAGAGGTTTTCCAACCGTACTTATATGTAGTTAAAAAGTCTTGTGCCATAACAGACACTGGGACTTCATTATCAGGGTAGTTTTCAGGATTATAACTCCAGTTACCAGAAATTGCTTGATCAAAGAACTTCTGCATCACCGCAACAACATTAATATAACCACGATTAGATTTCATGTCCCACAGAAGAGTATAATTATTCTTCAGAGTATTGTAAGATGGAACAACTTGCTTAAGTGGCCCCTTCTTACTCTTTTTAATGGACAAGTAGTCTCTAGGTGGTTCGATTCCATTTGTTGCGTTTGACACAACGGAACTGCTCTCTGAAGGCATCTGTGCGGACAGTG